GTTTATTGAGAACGCAACCAGCGGATCACAGAGCATCATCATCAAGCAAGGTTCTGGTGCCACGGTCACCATCGCCAACGGCCAAACGAAAGCGATCTATAGCGACGGCGCAGGTTCTGGTGGGGCGATGGTCGATGCCTTGCAAGACTTGTCAATCCCAGACTTGTTCATCGATGACGATCTTACCTTTACCTCAGACAGTGCCGTCATCAGTTTCGGCGCGGACGCTGATACAACACTGACGCACACAGACGGTTCTGGCCTGACACTTAATTCCACCAACAAGATCATGTTCAACGATGCGAGCCAGTTTATCCAAGGCTCAAGCGCGACTGTCTTGGCGCTGGGCGCGACTGACGAGATTGATCTTACGGCGACCGCTCTTGACTTCAATGGCACTGTTGCGATTTCTGGTGATACGACGATAGAGGATGGCGCGGATCTTATTACCGCATCCGCAGGCACATCCAACGTCCGTGTAGGTGTTAACGCAGGTAACAGCATCACTTCTGGCGGCAACTTTAACGTGGTCGTGGGCGACGAAGCGGGTACGGCTTTGACTACGGGTGATAACAACGTAGCCATCGGGTTTGAGGCATTAAGCACGGAAGATGCTGATGGGAACAATGTGGCTGTTGGCTACAGGGCGCTCAAAACTCTCAATGCTGGTGGTGATGGAAACAATGTCGCTGTGGGTTACATAACAGGGCAGTCGGTAACTACAGGCCATAGCAATACGCTTCTTGGAGCATTAGCAGCAGATGCTTTAACCGAAGGCGATGAAAATGTTGCAATAGGCAAACATGCCTTGGGTGGAGAAACGCTAGGAAATTTTTCCGTAGCAATCGGTTCAGCAGCCCTAAAAACACAAAACTTTACGACATCTACTAGTGCTTACAATGTGGCTGTAGGTAGGGGCGCGGGTGAGGCAGTCACCACGGGAGTTCAGAACACCTTGGTGGGCGCTTTAGCAGGTGATGCACTGACTGACGCCGACTTCAACGTAGCCGTGGGTTACGGCGCTCTTACGGCAGATACACTCGGTTCTATGAGCGTCGCTGTCGGCTACACGGCCCTTGGCACACAGAATATGACCACTGCTACAAATGCGTTGAATGTGGCGGTAGGACATGCGGCAGGTAGTGCTATCACTACAGGGACAACCAACGTAATCGTTGGCGGTCTTGCGGCCGACGCTCTCACAGAGGGGGCGAACAACATTGCAATCGGCACACAGGCGTTAGGGTCAGATACGTTAGGAAGCAGGTCAGTAGCTATTGGTGATGGAGCCTTACTTTTTCAAAACTTTACGACTGCCACAAATAGCAACAATGTAGCGGTTGGCTATCAAGCAGGCGCTCAAATAACTACGGGAATTCAGAATACCATAGTGGGAGCGCGAGCAGGCGATGCAATTACGGATGCCGATTACAATGTGGCATTGGGATTTAACGCTTTAGGCACGAACACCGTCGGAAGTCGTTCTGTAGCGGTTGGCTTCCAAGCTCTCCTTACACAAAACCCAGCTACTGCTACGGATAGTTTGAACGTGGCGGTAGGGCATAACGCAGGAAGAGATGTCACTACCGGAGTCGAGAACACCCTCATCGGTGGTCTTGCAGGAGACGCCCTAACAGATGCCGATTATAACGTCGCAGTCGGCAAATCAGCTTTGAGTTCTGACACTTTGGGTAGCAGGGCAGTAGCTATCGGGCAATCTGCTTTAGCCGCGCAAAATTTCACCACGGCAACTACGTCATATAACGTAGCTGTGGGGGATAGTGCTGGCCTGTCAATCACTACAGGGGTAGATAACACTCTAATCGGCGGTCTTGCTGGCGATGCAATAACAGATGCTGATTTTAACGTAGCTGTTGGAAACTCGGCATTAAGTGCAAATACTGTAGGAAGCAAAAACACAGCAATTGGCTCTAGTGCATTGCTAGTGATGAATCCTGCTACTGCCACTGATAGCTTGAACACAGCAGTCGGTTATCATGCAGGTAGGTTAGTCAGCTCGGGCAAAGAGCACACACTCATTGGAGGTCTCGCGGGAGACGCTTTAACATCTGGTGATCGTAATGTCGCAATTGGAACCAACGCTCTTTCTACTGATACACAAGGCAGTAGAAATGTAGCTGTAGGCTATGATTCGTTAAAAACTCAAAACTTTACGACAGGTACTAACGCCTACAATGTCGGCGTGGGCTATAGCGCAGGTAGCGCAATCACCACGGGAGTTCAAAACACTATTACGGGCGCCCTTGCTGGTGATGCAATAACTACTGGCAATAACAACGTTGCCATGGGCTATGGTGCTCTTTCTGCCGCTGGGGCAAACCACTCAAATGTAGCAATTGGCGCTAATTCTCTACTGGTTATGACTAACACAGTCTCCAGTACCTTCAATACGGCAGTCGGGTTTCAGTCAGGCGCTTCAGTTTCCTCGGGAATAAACAACACAATACTTGGTGCAAACGCAGGCTCGAATACAGATTCTGGTAACTCAAACTGTTTTTTGGGTAAGGACGCTGGCGACACCACTACAAGCGGCAGTAAAAACATTTGCATTGGGCAGAATGCTAACAACGCATCTGGTACTGGTGATCATGCGATTGTAATTGGTCACGACATAAATGGTGATGGGAACGACTTCAGTTTCGGTAAATCATCGAACATCGTAAAGAACGATTTTGACACTGACGCTAACTGGTCGAGATCCTCTGACCAAAGACTGAAAAAGAACATAGCTGATTCAACGCTAGGGTTGTCGTTTATCAACGCTTTGCGCCCCGTGAAATACAACTGGAAGCCCAGTAACGAACTTGATTCTTCAGATTCCCAGTTAGCGCACCTCTACAAAGAAAACGCTGAAGACAATGAAATGAACACAGAGGCGACGATGTATAATTTCATCGCTCAAGAAGTGAAAGCTGCGTTAGATGCAGCAGGCGTTTCGGATTTTAGCGGCTGGAGTGAGGATCAGTGGGGAGTGCAACAAGTATCTCGCGAAATGTTCATCATGCCGTTAGTCAAAGCAGTTCAAGAATTAACGGCTCGTATTGAAGCCCTAGAATCATAAGGAGGACTGAAATGTCTGAGGACGCAAGAACCGACGAAGAGAAAGCCCGGATGTATCAAGCTATGTTAGATGGCGCAAATGTCATAACTAGCGTGCTGGATGCAAACAACGAGTTTTGCAACGACATGACTAATGCTGAAAAGCAGGAGCGTGTGCTACGCAGTGCTGGATACTTGGAGTACGGCAAGGCGCTCGGTGACTGGGGGTCAGAAGACTTCAGTGCCATCGACTCTGCTGTAGCAGCCGCAAAAGCATATACACCATAAGGAAAAACAGAACGTGCAAATCAATCTAGAAGAAAACGAGATCAACGCAATCCTAGCGATATTAGGCGATATGCCTAGCAAGAGTGGGACTTGGCCTTTGATGATGAAGATTAAGGTACAAGCTGACGCGCAACTCGTTGAGCCAGAAGAAGAGCCTGAAGAGGGCGAGGAAGAAGCTGCTGTTGAAGCCATAAATGGCTGAGATTCAGTTTCAGATGCACCCGCTGCCGTCGGTGTTTCTGATGGAGTTAGATATCCCGACAGAGTTCGTTGATTCGTGTAACGACTACCTTGATGAGCTAGTCAAGCAGGACAATAAGGTAAGCGCAGCGCATACACTCGTAGGTCAGATCAAAACAGGCGAGCAGCTAGTGATGGATCATGAAGACCCAAGACTGGCCCCGTTTTCTAGGTTCTTGTGCGAAATCGGTGTGACGTATATCAACCAGTTCATGGCGCAATCTGGTCAGGTTCTGGACGGTAATCGCAACGTGGAAATGGATGAGTTGTGGTCAGTTCACAGCTACGAAGGTGACTATAATCCCATCCACGATCATGGCACAAAGACGATCATGGGTATTAGCTGCACAACATGGACAAAGGTGCCGCCACAGATAGTCCAGGGGCCAAGGCCAGGATCACAAGAATACGGACTGTACAATGCCTCTGGTGAAAGCGATGGCTGTCTCTGCTTCAACTACGGGCAGTCAAGTACATGGGATAGAGAGCGGCTCAAGCCTACGCAGAATGTCGTAGTCAGGCCGCAGGTGGGTAGGCTATATATGTTTCCAAGTTGGATGCAGCACATGGTGTATCCGTTTCAGGGGGAAGGCGAGCGAAGGACAGTAGCCGCCAATATAAATTGTTTTCCTGTAGAGGGTGAGCAAGATGGAAATAAGCATCAATGACACAGCGCAGATCAGTTGGAAGCAAGTCGCTGTGCAAAAGCAGGAGCGTTTAAGAACAGGCGCTGAAGGCGAGACTGTGCGCGAAGCGGTAGAAACAATCATACCGACAATCTATACGAAAGAAGGTAACAGAGTCGAGGCGCAACAACTAGCGCCTAGCCAAAGAGTAAACGTATCGGTATGAGTGACGCAGGTGAAAAAGCATTGAACGAAGTCAACGCCCATGAGCGTGAGTGTGCCTTGCGTTACCAGCGTATTGAAGAACGCCTTGCAGAAGGCTCTGCCAAGTTCAAACACCTAGAACACCTTATTTACGGACTGTACGCACTGATTGCAGCGGCAGCTTTGCCTCAGTTTTTCATGGGGTAAATCGTGATTATCGAGTCTGTTGCAGCCGCCGGGATGCTTCTCCAGCAGATCAATTCGGTGATCCAAAACGTCAACGAGGGTAAGGCTAACGTCCAGCAGGCAATGGCCCTGGTGTCAGAATTTGGCGAGGCTCTTAATACCTTTGAAGTAGAACGCAAAAGCTCGGCGTTCAATGCGCTTTCAAAAAACGACATACTTAAGCTGCAAATGCTTCGCAGGAACCAAGAGCGGTATCAGAAAGACTTAAGGGATCTGTTACTTGTCGCCGATCCAAAACTGTTAGAGGATTATGACCGGGCGATAAGGCAGCAGGAACAAGACAGGAGGGCGCACCAGAGGCTGATGGCAAAACGCAAGCGTGAGAGACAGATATTGATTCAGCAAATACTCGTTGGTGGAACGACTCTGGTCATCGGAGGCGGCATCGCAGTCCTAATATTTGTGTTGATCTTGAAAGCCTTTGGGTGAGTGTCTTGGAGAAAATACTCTGGACACTTTTAATCAGCGGTATAGCAGGGCCGACGTTTTTGTTTGCCGCGAGTTACTGGCTGAACATGCCATGATCATGGCTTTCTTGCTTGTTGTCGTCGTAGACAACGCGCCCCTCGATGAACGATTTTTTTTCCGCATGGTCGATCGCTGCAATTTTTTTGCACATATGATCGAATCGGGGCAGTATAAAATGGTGCAAAACAATAGATTATCATCACAAGAAAACGTGACGGCGTATTGCATCCCGAAGTATGCGCCGCCTAACACGAAATTCTGGGACTAGACATGGCAGCGAAAAAGCTGGAGCCAAACTCTGAATTTGCTCAATACGATTCGAACAACGATGGAGTCGTGGACGATGATGAGTTGGAAACCAGTCAGCAGTTGCAGGAGCTGCGTTTGCAGCAGGACAAAGCAAATGCGCAAAGAGGCATGGCATGGTTCGCGTTATGGGGCATGTTGTTATATCCGACCTTGATCGTCGTCTGCACGTTTGTAGGCTTGGATCAAGCAGCAGCTATACTGGGAGATATTGCCAGTGTCTACTTCGTGGCAATCGCTGGTCTGGTGGCAGCTTTCTTTGGCGCAAGCGCATGGGTTACAAGAGGAAACGGTAAATGAGCATTGTTGCATCTTTGGTTGGCCCCGTAACGGGACTGTTAGATAAGTTTATCGAGGACAAGGATCAGAAGGCTAGGTTAAGTCACGAAATCGCAACTCTTGCTGAGAAACAATCGCATGAGGCTTTGAAGGGCCAGCTCGAAATCAACAAGATGGAGGCAGCTCACAAGAGTTTGTTTGTTGCCGGGTGGCGACCGGCAATCGGTTGGATATGCGCCCTCGGTTTGCTTTACAACACGATCATCGTAAATCTCTTGGGTATTTGGCTCGAAGTCGATCCGGTAGACACGACCTTGTTGGTGCCAGTCATGATGGGACTTTTGGGGTTGGGCGCTATGAGAAGCTATGAAAAGGTCAACCAAGTAGCGCGAGAAAAGTAATGCGAGTGACGAGTAGCGAGGGTGTTGCCCTCATCAAGAAGTTCGAGGGCTGCGAGCTTGAGGCTTATCAGTGCTCGGCTGACGTTTGGACACTCGGCTACGGCCACACATCCGGCGTTTCAGAAGGCGACACTTGCACAGCCGAAGAAGCTGAGTCGATGCTGACTGAAGACCTACAAAAGTTCGAGGGGTATGTAAATGACCTTGTTGACGTCGATCTCACACAGAATCAGTTCGACGCGCTGGTTGCATGGACATATAACCTTGGCCCCGGCGCTCTGAAAGAATCCACGTTGCTGCGTAAACTGAATGACGGTGACTACAAGGATGCCCCTTACCAAATCAAACGCTGGAATAGAGCAGGAGGTAAGGTGCTAGACGGTTTGGTGAGAAGGCGCGAGGCAGAGGCTCTGTTGTTCAAGGGCCAGCCTTGGGAAGATG